ATATTTAATTCTTTATCTTAGATTATAGTCCCGTCGGGTATAGTTGCATCTTTGAAAATTATAACTATATAATCCTTTATTACCCAACCACGTTTTTCGTTAGATAAATCTTCTTCTACATTTTTTGAATTAGTTATGTAACAACGTTGTCCTATGCGTGCATTCTTATCAACTATAGCATTCCTTATGGTAGTTCCCTGACCAACGCCTATAGGCATAAAACAATCATCTTTTAATCTACACTCTTCTTCATTTTCATAATAATCCGCACCCAATAATAACGTATCCTCAATTATACAATTTTCTGAGATGGAAGATCGTAACCCAATTACAGAATTTTTAATTTTTGATTTATGAATATAACATCCATCACCAATAGTACTTTTTAATACATGAGAACCTAACATTTTTGTAGGTGGTAAAAACCTCAAGGAAGTATATATAGGTGCATCAACATCATAAAATGAAAATGGTGAATCATCCTCATTACACTGTAAATTCGCATTGTAAAATGATTTAATTGTACCTATATCTTCCCAGTAATCATCGTGAATATAAGATTGAACATGCATTCCCATACTCGTAGCGTGTGGTATAATTTCTCCACCAAAGTCCATTTTATCTTCACAGTAAATAGTTAATAAATCTTTCATAATCTTAGCAGAAAAAACATAAACACCCATAGACGCGATGTAAGGTTCTGGTTCATCATAAACTGCCATTCGTAATAATTCTTCACCCTTTGGTTTTTCTGCAAAATCTATTACTCGTCCATTTATATCAATCTTCATTAAACCAAATGATTTTGCTCTATTCCCATCCACGGGAATTGCTGAAACTGTAATATCCGCACAAGTTCGACGATGGTGCATAATAAGCCTCTTATAATCCATTCTGTATAAATGATCCCCGGATAAAATAAGATACTCATCACATCCAGAATCATTAAAAAGCCATTGGTATTGTCTAACAGCATCTGCAGTACCTTGAAACCATGTCTTATTATCTTGAGACTGTTGCGCAGCTAAAACTTCAACAAACCCGGATTTATAATAAGATCCCATACAGTTATACGCCCTTGAAATATGTCTATTGAGAGATGCAGAATTAAATTGTGTTAAACAGTAAATCTTATTAATATCACTATTAATACAATTAGACACGGGTATATCAATCAAACGATAATTTGCCCCGAGTGGTACCGCCGGTTTAGCGCGCTTCTCCGTTAAAGGATACAAACGCGTACCTTGGCCCCCACCCAAAATTATAGACAAAACATTATCCATATTCGTTGAAATTTCACATTTCTCAATACCATTTTTAGCAATAGAATCAATACGGTTTTTTACTTCATCAAATTCCAAATCGTGATTATCATTTATCAATGTATACCCATGTTGTCCTCCATTCATTATTGATACAACAGTTGGTTTCGATTTACGCTTTTTAGAAACTGTCTGGTTCTCCCCATGTTTCTCTCCATTTTCTGACCAAGTTTCCGAGTCGTTCTGTTGAGAAGCGCGAACTTTGTTTGTTTCGCCGGGGCGCCCCCGGACACTCACGATTTTGCGATTCGTACTTATTAAGTTTTTCCCATATACACCTTTGCATGTCTCCCGGGAGGTCGTTTGTCGCTTGACAAAACGCGAGTTTATAGTCGTACGTGTGTAAGGCAATGTAATCGTCCATTTCATTTTTTTATGATTTAATATAGACTATATCTAAACTTAGGTTTCTTTGGAACCTCTAAAATGATAGTTTCATCAGCTTCATTTTTAGCTATAACATAATCATTTTCATCTTTTTTTATAGTTGGCTTTTTTTGTAAATTTGTAGATTTTGATACATCTACCGTCAGTTTCTGTTTCGACCCTAATAAGTTACATACACTTGAATATAATGTGTACATTACTGTTAATATTTGTGTTTATTTTTTTATATACTAATTACAAGATGGTTTCACTCCAGGACTTACCTAAAAAGGTTCAGTATATAATGATTGATTCTCAATTTGTAAATGGGAACAATAACACATTTTCAGTAAATCTTAGTCTGGAATCTAATTTACATGTGGAAGAAATTTCTCAGGTTGTAGGTATAAAACCGGTTGATTTTTATGCTACACAAGTTGGTGCAAATAATGCTGGAGACACAAACGTTGCTAAATATATCGATGTAGTTTGTGATGATATACCTAGAAGTGGTCAGTTATTAAATGAACGTAATGGTCAGATTTTAGCTCGAATACCACTCGAAAGAAGTTTTACTGGTAGTAATAGTTTTATTCTTAGAGATAAACAATGGCGTAGTTTTCATAGAAAAACAAATCTTTTTAATCCTATATCTATACAAAAACTTAATTTTAGACTTTATGAATCTCAAGGTGATAATGATTATAAACTTATGCAGCCAGATTCAGAATGGTATATGACATTAGAGGTGACAACAATAGACGTCAAAGAAAAACCAACAGACCGCGAACTCCAAATTTTAGAAGCATTGCATAAACTTATCGGGAAGATAGAAGATCTCAACGTAAATGTTAAAAAACTTCCAGATAAGAAAGATATAGAAAAAATGGAAACTGAAAAAAAGAAAAAGTACCCGTTTCGCTATTTAATATTATTTATAGCATTAATTACGGGTGGTGTTATTTTTATTAAAAATAAGAGTACACCGTCTATTCCGCAACCTTCTTTTTAACGACACGTTTAACCGTCTTTTTTGGGGCTGGAGCTGGCTCTGGAGTTGGAGCTGGCGTTGGAGCTGGCGTTGGAGCTGGAGCTGGTGCTGGAGCTGGTGCTGGAGCTGGAGCTGACTTTGGAGTGTGTTGAGGTGGCTGTTCTCTTGGTCTGAATGGCATTGTGTAATATATATAAAAGAAAGATTATCTTTATACTAAATGTTATTCATCGGCCCAACTCTTTTAAGTGGTATAGGTCAGCATTGTAAAAAATATATGGACCTTTTCCCTGGAAGTCGATACATTCAAATACAAGAAGATATACCAAAATGTGAAAATGCATTTATTTTTGCTCTTCCTGTACAATATTGGCTTGATAAAATACCAGAAATTAAGAAAAAAGTCAAAAATGTAACATGTATGTCAGTGTGTGAAACCGAAACTGTACACGAGGATTACGGTAAACTTTTTGCATTATTTGATAAAATTGCTGTACCAAGTGAATTTTGTCGAAGAGTGTTTAAACGTCAATTTCCCAATACAACATTTTTTGTAGTACATGCACATATTCCTTATAAAAAACCTTATACATTTTATCATATAGGTAATATATACGACCCACGTAAAAATTTCAATAAAATTATAGAAACATTCGTGCGTATGAATAAACCAGATTCACGTCTACTAATTAAGGCTACGTGTAAAAAACCAGTTCAAATATCAATACCAAATGTTGAAGTTATAAATGGTCTCATATCAGATGAAGAAATGGAAAAAATTCACGCCCTGGGTGATTGTTACGTAAGTTTTTCAAATTCAGAAGGAGTTGGTATGGGTGCAGTCGAAGCAGCATTAAGAAACAAACCAGTTATTATAACAGATTATGGTGGCGCGCCCGAATATGTCAAAACACCTTATACTATAAAATGCAGTCTTCAATACTTAGTAAAAGATGATTTTTTGTTTAAAGCTGGTATGCAATGGGGTAAACCAGATGAAAAACAATTACGAGAGTTTATGGAAGATGCATATACCAAGAAAATAAGGTATATGGAACACCCGAGAACCCATATGCTAACATGTAAAGAAAATGTATTACAAGAATTCGTCGCTAATGTAATTGGTGAGGAAAACGATAATACCAGTCAAAATAACGCCGGAAGTGAGTGAACCTCTCTGAGCGATAAGCATGGCAACGATATCATCTATGAATTTAATATTAGTTGGTTGTTTGAGTATTTCTGGTACTATTTTTGAAATTGCAAGATAAAGTACCATAGCTATTATAACAGGTCTAAGCGTTTCTTGATCTAACATCTTTTTATAATAGAGGAACATTTATTTTTGGTCTAGTTCCTAACACTTGATCATCTATTCTATGCTTTTTACAGTAGTCACCACACACAGCTTTGAATGTACATTTTTTACCCGATAATGTAAAAGCTTTACATATATTACGATTTTCGGAGACTTCTTGTTTAGGAACAAAATCTATAACTTGTATTGGGTTTGTTTTCTGACACTCAAGTTTCTTTTTTCTCATTTTATCGAGAATTTGTGCCATTTCTTCTGGTGTTTTTTTACAATCTTTCATATTTTTAGACACGCGTAAACAATCATCATAATTTTGAATATTTGATTGATGTTTTTTAGTGAGTACATTTACAGTATCACCAAAATTCGTCTGTTTCACAGTTGGCAAAAAATATTGCGACATTTGAAATAATATACTTATTACGTAAAATAAAAATAACTTAGGTTAATAAAAGATGTGGTTATTTATAAAACTTAGAAGAACATATAGCTTCACTTTAGGTGAATAATATAAAAAATAAAAACACTTACTTTAAAATGTATCTTAAGTGGACAGCAGAATGTTATGTATGTAATTGCCCTTTAGACCCGTGTATACATACAGATAATTCAGGGGAACGAATTCTTATACGTAAATATAAAAAATTGAGACCTATTTTTACGTTTAATAATAGTATGTATCTAAAATGTTTTGGTACAGCTGCAAAACGCGTTTGTTATGCATGTTATAAAGAATCTTTTAAAAATTTTAACCCCTCTGTATTCAGGGATCGTGAATGTGGTCGTATAAAAAATATATATCCATTACCCAAGTCAAAAACAAAAGATGAATTATTATATTGGTTCGAAGGACTAAAAATATACTTAAGTAAAAGACACGATACAGTATAAATGAGTGAAAGTATTCAAAAACTTACACACGTGGAACACATTTTAAAGCGCCCAGATTCATATGTTGGACCAGTTTCACATGTAGCTGAACCATATTGGATACACGATACTGGACACTTTGAAAAGAAAAGTGTCATGTATTCACCAGCACTCTTGAAAATTTTTGATGAAATTTTAGTAAACGCTATCGATCGAAACTCTATGTACCCAAAAAATGTAACATCTCTTGGTGTTTCTATCGATAAAACATCTGGTGAAATAACTATAGAAAACAATGGACCTTTAGGTGGAATCGAAGTTAAGATGCATGAAAAAGAAGGTTTATGGAACCCAGAATTGACTTTTGGTCATTTACTTACGAGTACGAATTATGACGATACACAAAAACGTGTTGTGGGTGGTCGTAATGGATATGGTGCAAAACTTACAAATGTTTATTCAACTAAATTTTCTGTTAAAATTAAAGATGGTGAAAATAAGTGTATATATACACAAGAATGGTCAAATAATATGAAAATTTGTAATGAACCCAAAATAAAAAAATATTCGGGTGCGACTTCAAGCGTTTCAATCACTTTTATACCCGATTGGAAACGTTTTGGTATGTCAAGAATGGATGAGACTATATACAAAATTTTCGAAAAACGTGTATATGATGCAAATATTTGTACATCACAAAACTGTAAAGTAAAATTTCAAGGTGAACCTTTACCAAAATGCACATTCAATACATACGCAAAAATGTATACAAAAACGGATGAAATGTGTACATTTATAAGTGACAGGTGGTCGGTATGTATCGCACCATCTGATGATGGATTTGAACATGTATCGTTTGTAAATGGTATATGCACTACAAAAGGTGGTTCGCATGTTGACCATGTTTCAGGAATACTTGCAAATGGTGTTATCGAAGATATGGCAAAAAAGATAAAACTTCGTCCCCAACAAGTCAAAAATGCATTTTTTGTATTCGTAAAGGCGACTCTTGTTAATCCAAGTTTTAGTAGTCAGGTTAAATCGGAATGTACACTTAAACCCCAAGATTTTGGAAGTAAATTTGAACCACCAAAAACGTTTATAAAAAATATTCTAAAAACGAGTATTCAATCAGAACTCACAGCACTCTCAAAGTTTCGTGAAATGAAAGAGCTCAAAAAGACAGATGGTTCTCGTAAATCAAAAATAACGGGTATCCCAAAACTCGATGACGCAAATAAAGCCGGTACATCACATTCTAAGAAGTGTACTCTTATCGTTACCGAAGGGGATTCTGCAAAAACGCTTGCAATTGCAGGTCTTTCAGTCGTTGGTCGCGATTATTATGGTGTTTTCCCACTCCGAGGTAAATGTAAAAATGTTCGTGACGCAAGTGTAAAACAACTTACTGAAAATAAAGAGTTTAACGATCTTAAAAAAATTTTAGGTCTTCAACAAGGTAAAGTATATACATCACTTTCTGAACTCAGATACGGTCGACTTATGATAATGACAGATGCCGATAATGACGGGAGTCATATCAAGGGTCTCATTCTTAATATGATTCATTATTTCTGGCCAAGTTTACTTAAACTTAATTTTGTTGTAAGTATGGTCACTCCTATTATAAAAGCAACCAAGGGTTCTGAAACAAAATCATTTTATACAGATTCAACATTTCGGCATTGGTATGGAAATGGTAAATCTGGATGGAAAATTAAATATTACAAGGGTCTCGGTACATCTACATCAATAGAAGCACGAGAATATTTTAAAAAAATAAAAGACCTTACAGTTGAATTTGATACAGATGATTCTATGGATGAGTCTATAATTCTGGCATTCGATAAGACGAAATCTGATTTGCGTAAAACATGGTTACTTGAAAGCACTGAAAAGAAAGCATCAGAACTAGAAATACCATACGGAAACGTAGAACGTCTTGGTATTTCTGATTTTATCCATAAAGATCTCGTAAATTTTAGTCTCGCCGATTTAAAAAGATCTATTGCACATGTTTCCGATGGATTAAAGCCGTCTCAAAGAAAAGTATTATATGCATGTTTCACAAAAAATCTTACATCTGAAATGAAGGTTGCACAATTGGCCGCATATGTTTCGGAAAAAACATCATATCATCACGGTGAAGTATCTTTAGCAGATACAATTGTAAAATTAGCGCACGAATTTATGGGATCAAACAATATAAATTTACTTGAACCATGTGGTCAATTTGGTACACGACTCATGGGTGGTAAAGATGCAAGTCAAACTAGGTATATTTTCACGAAACTCGCGAAGAATGCTAGAACACTCTTTGACCCCAAAGATGATCCAGTTCTAAAATATCTGGATGATGACGGTAAACAAATTGAACCAGATTATTATGTTCCAATTTTACCAACTGTTTTAGTAAATGGTACAGAAGGTATAGGTACTGGATTTAGTTCATATATACCACCATTTAATCCAGATGATATTTGTAACAATATAAAACGTGTCATAAGTGGAGAAAATGTAATTCCTATGAAACCATGGTTCAATAAATTTACGGGGCGAGTTTTTAGTAATAGTGAAGGTTTATGGATTACAGAGGGATTATGGTCGTGTGTAAATAATAAAATAAAAATCAGCGAACTTCCACCGGGTAGATGGACACAGGAATACAAAGAATATCTCGATACACTCATGGAAAAGAAAAAAATTACAAACTACGTGAATAATAGTACTACAGAAAGTATAGATTTCGTCGTAGAAGGGTATACAGGTGACGATATAATAAAAGATTTTAAACTCCAAAAAACATTTCATGTATCAAATATGCATCTATTCCATCCAAGTAAGGGTATTTATAAATACGAAAGTCCAGAAGAAATTCTATTGGACTTTGTAGAAATACGAACAAAAACATATAAAAAGAGGAAAACGCATCTTATACATGTTTTAAAAGAAAAAAGTAAAAAAATGGAAAATATGTCAAAATTTGTTGATATGGTTATACATGAAAAACTTATTGTATTTAAACGTAAACGTTCCGATCTCGAACATGAAATAGGGAAAATATTTGATAAAATAGATAACTCTTATGATTATCTCTTGAATATCAAAACATATCAATATACACATGAAGCGGTACAAAGTCTCAGGGAAGAAACAGAAAAAATAAAAAAAGAACTTGAATTATTACAGAATATGTCTCATATTGATATGTGGAAAAGTGATTTAAAAAATATATAAATAGTAAGTAGTAAGTATGTGTGATACATCTGGACCAAATACTGGTTCTATATTATCACTCAACGCAATTGGTAAACAAGATATATACCTTTTAGAAGATGATCCTATTCATTCACTCTTTAAGTATGAACCAAAAAGACATGCTAATTTTACAAAGTTTCATAAGAATTTAAATATTAATAAACCAAGTAATGCCTTGGCGTCGTGGCCATTCGGTGAAACTATAAAAGTTACATATAACCCGCGAAATATGGGCGATCTTTTAGCAAATATGTACGTGACATTTGAACTCCCCCGTTTAACGGGAACTGATAGTTATTATGCAGATCAAATAGGACGACATATTTTTAAATCGGTAACCATGCGCGTCGATGAAACAGTAGTAGAAAAATATCATGGTGATTGGGGAATTATATATGATGAATTATACCTCGACGAATCCGAAAAAAGAACAAAAAGATACACTTTAAATAGAAACAATGCAGAGGATACATCTTTATTATCTGGTAATCAGGTACTAGCACAAGCTAAATCTCGTGTTTATATTCCTATACCTTTACTTTTTTCACGTAAGTATGAAAGTGATGAATATGAAACAAATAAACCAAATCGCCCTTATTTTCCAATATGTGCGATTCATAAACAAAAACTTCAATTCGAATTTGAATTTCATAAACAGTCCTTTTTTACAAACGAAACAGATACATTATCTTTGAGTGAATTTGATATTGTTACTGAGGAAATAACACTCGAACCATCTGAAAGAACTTATATAGCAAATAAAAGACATGTACTTATTACAGATATTGTTAAAAAACATCCTACTTTAGATATATCTACAGGAGTAAAAAATACAAAACTTGAACTTGTTCCAAATATACCTGTTAAAACGTTAAACTGGTTTTTTAGACAAAAATCTTTTGAAAACGAAGATGCAATTACAGGTGGTACAACTCTATTTGCAAATGTATTTGCAAATAGATATAACTTTTCCTCGAATGTAGAATATTCTGTAAATAACGAATTTTATAACCCACCAATGGCAAAGGCTAAAATATTTGTAAATGGTGAAGATATACCAAATATAGAAGATAGCGATCATAAATATTTCAAGTATGTTGTTCCATTTTCAAGTCGTTTATCAAGGCCGTTACGAAACATTTACACATATGCATTCTCGATGAATCCGATTAATGTAGAACCATCGGGGATGTTAGATTTTAGTCAACTACAGTCAAATAGAACTGTTTTAGATGTAACTATGGAACCTGGACTTACCAGTGATTATACATTACATCTTTATTATGTAGGGTACCAAACATTCATTTTTGAAAACGGTGTCATGACCCTTGTTTAGAAAAGAGCGCATTTTTATGATCATGAATGTACTCAATTATATTATTTTTTATACACCATCTTATGAAATTCAGCTGTGCTACAGTCGTATGTATTTCATTGGATGTACCCGGAACAGTATATGATATCTTAGACGAACGACAAAATGGATCAAATAATTTTTTACTATACCCATCTAAACTTGATTTATATGCACAGTGTACACTAAATATTTTACCATCTTTTGTCTTATATGATAAATTATTTTTCTTAGAATAGTTGGTTATAAACCATTCAAGGTTTCGTAAAGAAATACCACCAGTTTTATTTAATATTTCTAAAAGAGTAGCTCTATTCTCGGGTATATTATAAAAAGTATCAATCGATGTTAGTAGAATAGCTGATTTATTCATTATTACAATAATCCACGCAATTCTCTAAATGACTTTCTTGATGTTTCACATGCCGGACACCCAGGTTTAAATATACATTCTGTTAAATTATGTGTATGTCGTATACCTTCGGTATTTTTAGAAACCATTTCTATAGGACCCATGAGCTGTGGTTGATCAATATGACTACCACACATCCCATTAATTTTTGCTTTTGCAAGACATGGAGAACCATCCTTTTTAAAACCCCTACAAAAATTTAATGGATTTGGTATGTCAGAAAGTAAAAGTTTTAAATTTATGGAATATTTATCAGAAATTTTTTGCATTAAAATTACGTCACGTTTATAATGTCTCTCTTCGAAAACCTCATCTAATACTGTTCTTACCTTAGGACAATCTGCGATACTATCAACCCTTTTACGTGACATATTAATATATATGCGATTATTTTTTAAGTGTTTTGAACATGTCACTAATTTTTTGTTGTCCTTCAATATCGGCCTCAATCTTTTTCTTTGGTCGTCTTTTTGGTTTTACACGTGTTAAAAGTTCCCCAAATATTTCTTCCTTTGGATCTTCAAAGAGTGGTTCTATTAAATCACATACAGGATTTAGAAATTTATTTATAAAATAATAATTATAATCAACTTTTAAGTTGTGTTCTTTTGCATATTTAGGATCCTCGGCTTTTTCATATGCCTTTGCCTTTGGATCTCCCGTATCGAGAAGAATATAAGGCACTCTATCACCCGATTGTGGCTCTGACCCGGGTTGTCGTTCCCGCATTTTATTCCGAACCTGAACATGTGATAAGTTTTGAGACTTATATGTATCGGATAAACCCTGACTTAAAATAAGCTTTTCATTTGGTACATCCCCCTCAATAAGTTCTATAGCCCTTTGTAAAGCGAGCGCCTTTGGTGGTCCAGTATCACTACTTTCTAAAACGACGTCAAGGAGTTCTTTACAGACTTC